ATCGTCAAGAGTATATTGATCAGGCTCAATCACTAAACTTATTCTTTAGACCAGACGTAAATATAAAGTACCTACATGCAGTGCACTTTCTAGCATGGAAATCAGGACTCAAGACTCTATATTATTGCCGCAGTGAAAAGATTGGTAAAGCGGATAAAGTTTCAAGGCGTATCGAGCGAGAAGTAATTAAAGAGCTGGATATGAAAGCAATAATAGACGGAGACGTATGCCTGGCATGCGAAGGATAAAGATGAGTAAAAAACTAGCAAGTAAATTAACAGACGAGAGAAACTCTTTCAAGCCATTTAATTACCCATGGGCGTATGATGCATGGTTAAAGCATGAACAGAGTCACTGGCTTCATACCGAGGTACCAATGGTAGAGGATGTAAAGGATTGGAAGAGTAAGTTATCTAAAGAAGAAAAGATGTTTCTTACACACATCTTTAGATTCTTCACACAAGGTGATATCGATGTAGCCGGTGGTTATGTAAATAATTATCTGCCTTATTTTCCACAGCCAGAAGTAAGAATGATGTTGCTTGGCTTTGCTGCTCGGGAGGCATTACACATAGCTGCATACTCTCATTTGATCGAAACCCTTGGGTTACCTGAAACAATGTATAATCAGTTTCTTGAGTACGAAGAGATGAAAGAGAAGCACGATTATGTACTAGACATTTCTCAGCAAAACTCTACTAAAGAAAATACAGCTAAGCACATTGCTGTATTCTCTGCGTTTACAGAAGGTATGCAACTATTCAGTTCTTTTATTATGTTGTTGAACTTTCCTCGTCATGGAAAAATGAAGGGAATGGGTCAGATCGTTACCTGGTCTATTGTTGATGAGACTCAGCACTGCGAAGGAATGATTAAACTATTCAGAACATATATTCAAGAGAATCCGGAGATTTGGAACGATGAGCTCAAAGGACAATTGTATACAATTGCTGAAAAGATGGTTCTACTCGAAGATAGGTTCATCGATTTGGCATTCAGCATGGGTGGTATGGATGGTTTGGACGCTGATGACGTTAAACGCTACATCCGCTATATTACTGATCGTCGCCTTATTAGCCTTGGTCTTAAGGGTATTATGAAAGTTAAGAGAAACCCATTACCTTGGGTTGAAGAGATGATTAATGCACCTACGCATACTAACTTCTTTGAAAACCGAGCTACCGATTATGCTAAAGCCGCACACACCGGCTCATGGGATGATGTCTGGGGTAGGGCTGCTTGAAAGAAAAATACATTATAGCACACATGAAGGCAGCTCAGGTTTATGCTGAGCTCTCTACCGCGGTGCGACTCCAAGTTGGTTGTGTCATTGTAAAAGATAATACTATTATTGGTATTGGTTACAATGGCATGCCTTCGGGATGGGATAATGTATGTGAGACGGTTGGTCATAAAGACTTCACGGGTACGGTACTCATGAAGTCTAAGCCCGAAGTACTTCATGCAGAGACGAATGCAATTGCTAAAGTATCTCGTTCATCTAACTCAACTGACAATGCTGACTTATTTGTAACTCATGCCCCGTGCCTGGAGTGCGCAAAATTAATTTATCAATCAGGGATTAAATCTGTATTTTATCGGGATACATATCGTAGTGAAGAAGGAATTCAATTCCTACAAAAATGTAACGTAGAGGTAAAACAAATTGGCGAATAACCATTATAACTGTACCAGTTGTGAGGCAGACTTTAAATTAAAACATTCACTAGATGAGTCTTTTTTTGAAGTAAATTTCTGCCCCTTTTGTGGCGGAGAAATTGACAATGAAGAGGAAGAAGAATCGGACGATTACGAATGACCGATTGGCTATACAATGGTGAACCTTATTATGAACCTGGAGAATATTATGGATTTGTCTACATTATCGAAAACTTGTTATCTGGTAGGAAGTACATCGGGAAAAAGTTTTTCTGGTCTATCAAGCGAAAGCAAGTTAATAAGAAACGTAAATCGTACAAAGTCGAATCAGACTGGAAGACGTATTGGTCGTCTTCTGATGAGCTCAAAACCGATATCGCAAACATCGGTGACCACAATTTCAAGCGCACAATAATTCATCTGTGCCCATCTAAAGGCGTAACTAACTACTTGGAAGCCAAGGAGCAAATGTTACATGCTGTTCTCGAAGACAGTAACGCCTGGTATAATTCCTGGATTCAATGTAAAGTAAATAAGTCACATCTTAGACCGTTACGTAACGCTTGACCGTAACTCGGATTTAGCATATAATAACGTATGTTAAGGAGATTATATGACTGATGATTTTGATGTTAAGTTTAGTTACTTTGATAAGATTAAAGACGATGCAAGCTTTAGGTCTATTTGGTCTATCTATGAAGTAAATAATATTTACGATCCTTCTGGCTTTGAAGCTGAGACTCTTGTCTATAAAGACCATTGGGGTCATGAGCGAGCAGTATCTATTCCTCTATCCGGGGGTAACCTTAAGTGGTGGGACTTGTGGTCTGCCGCAGATAAAGCTATAATTGAATCTGATGATAAGCATCATGTCTTTATTGAAGACTTTCAAAAGTCTACTGATGGTAAGACATTATTTTTAAGAACTGGAAGTTAATTATGAGTCAAGTTGAAACTCGCGCATACGAACCTACTTACTATACCAATGCAAACGAAGACGAGCGTAAAGTATTTCGTGAATGGTTGGGTGGGGTGTTGCGCATGCATTATGTTAATATCCATTTTCGTAAGAAAGATGGATCTATTCGAATTATGAACTGTACCTTGCAAGAAGGTAAGACGTTAGATTATGAAAAGAAAACCGATCGAGTTAAAACTGTAAGTGAAGATACCTGCCCGGTTTTTGATATCGATAAGAAAGAATGGCGATCGTTTCGTTACGATGCTATTACTGAGATTAGATTTAATCTGGGGGAAGGTCGATGAGTAGAATTATTGTAAATGAGCCTCTCGGTATTACCCCGGACTTAACTAATTATAAGTCTGCATTATCTCGTGCCTTTAATTTTTATAATCAAGATAAAGATAGGAAAGATGCACGGTTATATTTAAAGACTTATATTAAGCATAAAGGTATGGCTGTCGATATTGACGGAGTATCTGATAGTAATATTATTTTAACGTATGGCTGGTTATCACGAATGGTGTTAAACGGTAATACTCTAATAGACCGTCATAATGAAGTTTTAGATAGTTATATTACCAATCTTAGTACTACTAAGCAAGTTATTAAAGTTGTAGTAGATAAAACGCCTCGTCCTTCTGTACGCGATTATATGCAAGATAAGATTGCAGAGGTAATCGGGGAACTAGAAGGTCATGTAGATGCCTTTCTGAAAGAGGATATAGAGTTTGATCTCTATAATTATCTCCAGGCTAACTCTATTCCTAAACCTTACTGTAAGGATATTGACGAGTGGGCTCGTAAACGCGGTACAGAGTTTACCGAAGTTTATAAGACTATGGATAAAGATACTAAGGATGGGTATTCTAACATTAGTCGTCGTCAACAGGCTAATCTAGTTAAAATGTTTGGTGCGTTTATTGTAGACCTTGAAAAGTATACGCAGTTCAAGAAAGCTAATCGTAAGCCTAGAGTTACCAAGGCTAAGCCCCCTGCTGTTCAAGTAGCTAGGATTAAGTTTAAGAAAGAAGACACTGAATTGGGTATTAAGTCAGTTAATCCTTCAGAGATGGTTGGAGCCTCCCAGGTATGGGTATATAATGTTAAGTATAAGAGATTGGCTGCCTATCGTTCAGACTCTGTACTAGGCATTCAGGTAAAAGGTTCTACCTTACAGAACTATGATCCGGATATGAGTGAGTGTCGTTCTATTCGTCGTCCGGAAGCGTTCCTTAAAGTATTACTAGATGCCAGTAAGGTGAAGTTGCGTAAGCTTCTCTCCGATCTCACAACCAAGGGATACGATGTAACTGGTCGTATCAACGATGAATGTATTATTGTGAGAGTTATTAAGTGATCGTTATAGATTATAGTCAGACCATTATTTCTAATTTAATGGCTGAAATTGGTAATAGAGCCGATGTCGAACTAGATGTAAATTTACTTCGACATATGGTAATTAATACCATCAGAAGCCATAAGGTAAAGTTTAAAGAGTTCGGTGAAGTAGTTATAGCATGCGACAGTCGTAAGTACTGGCGTAAGGAGGTGTTTCCTTACTATAAAGCTAACCGCAAAAAGGCCAGAGAAGACTCAGGGTTTAACTGGCCTCTAATCTTTGACTCTATTAACTTAATTAAAGAAGAACTAAAAGCGGTATTCCCGTATAAGGTTATAGAGATAGAGGGTGCAGAAGCTGATGATGTAATTGCATCGTTGGTCTATTGGTCATTAGAAAATGATCTTAAAGAAGGTACGCTGGTACCTGAGCCAATGCCGCTTCTAATTATCTCTGGTGACCATGACTTTAATCAGTTGCAGAAGTATAAGCATGTTAAGCAGTTTTCTCCTACTCTCAAGAAATTTATTAAGCCTGAAGCTACTATTCATGAAATATTAATTGAGCATATTGTCAAGGGAGATAAGGGAGATGGGGTTCCTAATATCTTAACGGCAGATGATGCGTTGGTAAGCGGGGAAAGACAGAAGTCTATTACCTCAAAGCGGCTACAGGAATTCTTTGATAATGGATTTCTTGCATGTAATACCGATGAAGAAAGACGTAACTATCATCGTAATTCAACGTTGGTAGATCTTGCTATGATTCCTAAATACATGCAAGAAGATATTATAAATACCTTTACGACATATCCCGTTAAGGATAGAAGCCTGTTGCTTGACTATTTTATGACTAATAGAATGAAACAGATGATTGAACACATTCAGGAGTTTTGATGAACTTACTAGTATCCGAAATTTTAGATAAATTTGAAGTAGCTAAGACGCGAGAAGAAAAGATCGCAGTCTTAAAGAACAACGTAACTGATCCATTACTTGTTTTACTTCGTTTAAACTACGATCATATGCTTAAGATGGATTTACCTGATGGTGAGCCTCCATTCAGGAAAGATACCGATAAGCCAATTGGCTATAACGAATCCTCTCTTCAGTTAGAACTCAGACGCTTCTATGTTTGGTTAGAGCCTTCTACTAATTTACCTAAGCTTAAAAAAGAATCTTTATTTGTAAGCTTGCTTGAAGGTATTCACTGGACGGAGGCAGACGCTTTATGTCTGGCTAAAGACCGTAAGTTACATACAAAGTATAAGTCTTTAAAAGAAGATATAGTAAGGGAGGCGTTCCCGCTTGCTCTTACCCCTAAACCTCCTGTAGAGGAAACAGAGGCGAAGGTTGAATCTATCCCTTTAGAATAAAATCTCTTTGGGTATCGTTACTTAAGCGTTTCGAAAAACCTAAACCAAGCCCTTGGTCAGTAAGTAACGACTTACCTGAACCAGAGAGATTCTATAACGTAAAACAGGTAAGGTTACGGCAGCCCCGTAAGAGTTGACTTTTTCTCTAGTTACTATATAATTATATTATGATCTACTTAAATACTAAATCTAAAGTTAAACCTAAGACTATGCCTA